TAGGTGTGGGACATTTCACGGCATTTGACCGGGAACGCTGCCCAAGCTGTACAATATATTGCGCGTTCGTGTCGGCTCGATGGGCTGAATAAGTATGCTGACCTGGTGAAACGTATTGAGGATTTGGACAAGGCGCGGGACATGTTGCTTGATGAAATCTACCGGCTTATCGGCGAGGAAGCCGCCCCTGACGATAAGGTTAGCCTTCATGTTGATGATGAGTATGAGGGTGTGATTCATGATGAAGCCTAGGGATTTTTTTCTACAGTTTTCTGCGGATGGTGTGCCCCGACCCCAGGGTAGCAAGAAAGCGTTTCTTCGTGGTAAAAAAATTGTCATGAAAGAATCCGCGGAAGGTCTGAAGGAATGGCGGGAACATGTGGCGAGTGCGGCGGCAACCCACATGCAGTACCGGGGCTTAAAATGCCTTGAGAAAACCCCCATGTCGGTGAAGCTTGCTTTTGCCATGCCCCGCACTAAAAGCATGAAACCAACTGATGGTTTGGAGATGGTGCAACGGCCCGATATTGATAAGCTTGAACGCGCAATCCTTGACGCCCTCACCGGGGTAGCATTCAAGGATGATTCTCAGGTTTGCGCACTCCATGCCGTTAAACGCCGCTGCGCCCCTGGTGAACCCCCGAATGTGTTTATCGAGGTGGAACCAGTGAAAGGCCCGGTCATCGCATGGTAGACTATGAGTTAAAAGAGGAACTGCTTCGTGAAACCCGTGAGGTGTTTATTGGTTTGCGTAGCCTGGTTGAGTCGGTGGGTAACCGTCGCATGCAGAATGCTACGCACGCGGATTTAGCGGTTGAGCTTATCGACTACCCGGATGCGGATTTGAAACATTTGGGCATGCTAGTTCAGCTGTTGGTGTCGCGTGGGTCTATGCATTCTGGTTGGTTAAGGTTTTTCTGGGTTTCTAAGAGTGGCCGGGTTGTTGGGGCAGCGAGTACCCTAACCGCGGATGATGTGTGTGATATCGCTTTCGAAGTGGAGCATGCTATCAACCAGGCCTACAATGACTTTGAAGAGCTGGAAGAAATTTTCGATGCGTGGGCTAAGCAGCGCCTGTTTTCTAAGCGAATCCTTGGATACAGTGACTATGTGCCGGATTGGGTGCAGTATGATGTGGCTGCTGAGAAAATCGGTTGCCCCCCATCGTCTATTCTTGAGGCGGTGAATCGTGATTTTATACGGCACAAAATGCATCTTGGTGCTTTGATGGTGGATTTGCGCAGTGTGCGGGCTTGGCGGGCTGGCCGGAAACACTAGGATTTTGTTGTGGCATGGTATAATATTCCCCTGAAAATTGTTTGTTTAAACGCTTTTTAGGGGAATATTTTTATGGGTTTATCGGCTAGCGCTAGGGGCTACGGTAAGATGCACCAGCGTGCCCGAGAGGGCTTGATGCTTCGTTTGCGTGATGGTACTCCGTGCCCGTGGTGTGGCCGGCCAATGTATGCTGTTGCTGTGAAGAATTTTGATGGTAAGCCGCTTGCTGCTGACCACCTGAATTTTCATGGGGCGAGGAATGGTGAATTGCCGGAACGTTTGTTGCATTTTACTTGCAATAGCCAGCGGGGTGGTGGTGAGGTTACCACTAGTAGTGTTCGGAAGATTGTTGTGATGGGTCCCCCGTGTGGGGGTAAAACTACGTGGGTTAGTGAGCATGCGAAACCGGGGGATATAAGGATTGACTATGACCATTTATGTAATCTCATTGGCGGCTACCCTATCGGTAATCATGATTACCCACAAGTGGTGGCAAGACTGGTGAGGAAGGCTAGGCTGCTACTTATTAGGGAAGCTTTGAGACAGTCGGAGACGGACGTGTATATTATTCACTCCACACCCAGCGAGTCGGCACTACTGCGCTATGCGGAAGCCGGGTGCGAGTTTAAACGCGTTGATCCTGGTGAGGCGATTGTTCGTGAGCGGTGTGCTCGCCTGCGCCCGAAATCGTTCATGCTTGGTGTGGATAAATACTATGAGAGTATGCGTAAGAAACCCGCGCCTGTCACCCCTGATGGTGGGGGCGGGGGGGGGTTTTGGGGGGGGGGGGTGTGGGGTAAAACATATGGCCAGAATATATGATGGTAAGGAATACCCGGAGGATTGGCTGTCTGGGGGCCGGTTCGTTTACGATTCCTACCGGGAAGAACCCAAGTCCGTGAGCATGGAAAATCTTATCATTATCGCATGCCGTCAACGTGACCGTATTGACCGCTTGAAACGCGAGTATGGCAAGATTGTGCGGGGTGTGGTGAAGCAGGTTGAGGAAGAAAAACCTAAGAAGAACGCCAACAACATTGATGATGAGGATGACGAGCTGCCCCGCTATATCGTTGTCGTGGACTCTTTGATGGGGGAGATTCGCAACCAAGAAGATCTATTCCGCAAAACCATTAACGACGTGGAACGGCACCGCATCAACGCCGTGAAACAGATAAGGAATGAAAAAGACAATGGTGACAGCTACTACGTCGATGGTAAAGAGAAAGCCTTTTCCGAAATCATCGGCTCACAAAACTTTAAGGGGTAAACAGACACCGTATAATTTGCGTGAGGCCCCCGCCTACGATCATGGCGAGGGGAGGGAGATTATTGCTTTCGCCAAGATCATTGGTGTCGAGTTGATGCCGTGGCAAGAGTACGATATTTTGGCCATGTGCAGCAAGAATGAGGTTGGCGGATACGTCCACTCCGACAACATTCTTATTATCCCTAGGCAGAATGGTAAGAGTCTGGGCATCTCCCTTATCTGCCTGTACCGTGCCATAAAATACGGTTGGCGCATACTATACACAGCCCAGCTGTGGGATACGGCCAATAGCATTTATTTGAATCTGCTTGGGGTAGTGAAAGCGTTCCCCCCACTGGCGGACATGCTTACACGTTTTTCAGGCTCCCAAGGCAAGGGTGTGCTTGAGTTTTCGGGTGGCGGGGTAATTTTTTTCCAAACCCGCGGCGATGATACGGCCCGTGGTATCACGAAAATTTCGTGTGTTGTCTATGATGAGGCCTATAACTTGACCGATGGTTCCGTGGCTGCTATTAACTTCACTACCCAGGCGGCTGATGATCCACAGTTTTTCTATATTACCTCAGCTGTCCATAAGGCTTTCAAAGCCCACCAGGACGGTAGGGTCATTTCGGCGATGCGTAGGCAGGCGTTGGCGGGGCCTGACCCCGTTGACCCCATCTACCTGGCAGAATATAGGGCGCCTGGTGATGCTAAACCTGATGTTGAAGAAACCTGGATCCTGGCGAACCCGTCCTATGGGTTCATCATGGATGAGACGAAGATTAGAAAACAGATGAAACGCTTGAACACCGAGATTGGTAGGATCAATTTTGGTGTCGAATGCCTAGGTTGGGGCGACTGGTTCAATGATGAAGACGATGAAGATTTTACACCAATTATTGATTATTCCGATTGGGAAGCTGCTACAGTGGCTGATCCCGTACTGTGTAGTGTCGGGGCTGTGTCTGCTGTTGGCATTGATGTTGACCTGGGGGCTGTTGGCTGTGCGCTTGTAAGCGCGGAGAAAATGGCTGATGGGAGATGGTTTTTGTCCCTGGCCCCCCGTGATGAGTTTGACCGTGTGGGTGTTGTTGCCGATATTGAGCGGGTGATTGGGCTTCGTGACCCGATTGGGTTTGCTTATGACCAGAAGGGTGTTGCGGAGACTTGCACGGCACTTTTTGAGCAGCGGGGTTTGGAACCAACACGGTTTAATAAAACCGAGGTTTCTAAAGCTTATATGTTGTTTATGCAATTGTGGCGTGATGGGAAGATCAAGCATGATGGTTCACCCCGTTGGGTTGATGCCCTGTCGGTGGTTTCTGAGAGAGATATTCAGGATTCGGGTAAGGCGTTGAAACGCAATAATCCGGCCGGGTGCCCTATCATTGCCGCGTCGTTTGCGTTGTTGTTGGCAGCGGATTACAAGCCGGCCGAGGTTGATGTTCGGCGTGCCCCTAGGGTTTCGATGCGCATTTCGCGTAAGCGTCGTGGTTTGTGATTTTGGTCACGCCCTGGTTTGCCTTGTGTGGGGCTGTCGTCATGTGGTCTATGTGATTGTTCATTCTTGATGGTTGCCTCGCCTATGGGGCTGCTAGACGGCTTAAACAACGTTTGCCCTGGTGGGCAGGTTTACTACTGAAAGGTTAATGGAAAATAATGGGGTTACGAAAGTTCTTTGCAAAGTTCAAGCCGAAGCGCACTAAGGAGATCGGCACCGCCACCCCCACGGGGGGGTACCATGGGTACCAGCGTTTGAACGATACGAACCTTGATTTGCGGTTCCCCCGTAACATTGCGGTTTATAATAAGATGCTTAAGGAAGACGAACAGGTGTCAATGGCATACTCTGCCTGTACGCTTCCCGTGTTGCGCGCCAAGTGGCACATTGATTCGAATGGTGCCGACCCCGAGGTTGTACAGCGGGTGGCGCAAGACTTGAAACTACCTATCCTTGGTGTTGATTCGCCCCCGGTGACCAGGCTTTCTAGCGGGGTTTCATGGCAAGAGCACCTACCCCAAGCGCTGCTTGCCTTGGTGTTCGGCTTCGCCTACTTCGAACAGGTGTATGAACAAGACGAAACCGGTTGGCACCTGGTGAAACTCGCCCCCCGCTGGGCTGACACTATCTCGAAGATCAATGTGGATGAGAACGGTAACTTAGAATCCATTCAGCAAAAGAGCGTGCGACTAGAAGACGGCACCGACCTTGCCCCCGTGATACCCGTTGATAGCCTAGTCGGCTACGTGTATCGCCCCACTAATAGCGATTGGATGGGCACCAGTATTCTTCGCCCCTGCTATCGCCCGTGGCGGCTTAAGGACGAGCTGCAACGGCTTCAATTAAAAACTCTTGAGAGAAACGGCATGGGCATACCCGTCTATATGGCGTCGAAAGAAACCCTGTTGGGGCGTCCCGAGGATTTGCAAGACGAAATTGATAGGGGTCAAGAATTAGTTGAGGCTATCCGCGCCGATGATTTTGCCGGGGTGTCAATCCCCCCCGGCGCATCATTCGAGTTCAAAGGCGTTTCTGGTCAACTGCCGGACGTGTCGGGTGCTATCAAATCATACAATGATGCTATCGCTAAAAGCGTGCTAGCACACTTCCTAAACCTTGACGATGGTGGCGGATCGTACGCTTTGGCTGACACGCAATCCTCATTCTTCACACAGTCGTTGCAAACCATTGCGGACTGGGTGGCGTTGACAGCGCAAAAGTATATTGTTGAGGATTTGATAAGCCTAGCATTCCCGGAATACAAAGGTCCCGTGCCCCTCATCAACTGCGACCCTATCGCATCAAACAGTGAGCTGAAACCTGAGATGTGGCCTAACGCCGTTGCGGCAGGGCTGGTTGATCCTAACGACCCCGTGACGCGGAAATACTTTCACCGTAAAATGCAAATCCCTTGGTCTGGTGACACCGAAACTAATAATATTGATAATGACGAGGGCGATGTTTTGTTGTAGTATGTTATAATATTCCGCATGAATGAATGGAATTTCTTTTCCGACATTTCCGATTGGGATGTTGACCTGGCAGGATTCCGTGAATTCATCAACCAAACCACCGAGGAACCGTTAATAATTAATATTAATTCCTACGGTGGTGACGCAATGCTTGGTATTGCTATCGCTAATATTATTCGCAGTAGTGAAAATAGTACGGTGGCGAATATTTGGGGTATCGCAGCGTCGGCTGCCAGTGTGGTAGCGGTGGCGTGTGACCGTGTTGTTATGCAACCGTCCGCAACCCTCATGATCCATGATGCTTGGACGTGGGACGCCGGTGGGACTATCCCCGAATTAGATTCCACCCGTGAGCAGCTTAATCAGTTGTCGGATCAGATTGCTGATATTTATGTTTCTAAGGCTGGTGGGACACGTGAGCAGTGGCGTGAGTTGATGGGTGCGGAAACTTTTTACACTGGTCAGGCGGCTGTGGAGGCTGGTTTAGCTGATGAGGTTGTGGCCAGTGACACCGGTGATGGTGCGGAAAATAAGAGTTTGCGTAAAATTGTTAATATGCATAAACGCATGTTTGCAGCTAAGCTGCGTGAGCATGCTGTTGATGCTGATGATGGTTCCGAAAATGAGGATGTTATGGAGCTGAAAGACCAGCTTATCAAAATTTTAGAATTAGATGATACCGCCACCGATGACGATGTTATCGAGGCCGTGCAAAAGCTTGTAGACGACAGCAAGGATAAAGAGGAAACCACTAAGAGTGACGAGCCGGAAGAGCCGAAGCCGTCGGAAAATTCTTTGCCCAAGGGCATGGTTGCCGTTGATGAATACACCCTGTCTGAGCTGCGTAAAAGCGCCGACGCTTTGAACAAGATGCGTGAGGAAGCACGGCGTGCTGAGGTTGTGAACCTTGTGGATGAGGCTATCAATTCGGGCCGCATTTCAGCTAACGGCAAGGACGCTTGGGTTAATTCTCTGCTGCATGATTTTGAGGGCGGTAAGGTTCTGCTTGAGAATCTTGCACAGTCCACCCCGGTGAAGCATAGTGGTGTTCGCGGCTATGAGAATAAGGGCAAGTCGCACAGTTTGCGTTCCGGCTTGAAGGTTCGACAGATTTTCTAATAGGAAGATTGAATATAGATGACTAATCAAATTTTGACCGGTAACGCTTCCTTTAAGGCTGCTGCCGATGTTGTCGGCTACCGGTGTGTTAAACTCACTGGTGACGGCGTTGAGCATGCGGGTGCTAGTGATGATGTGTATGGTGTTGCGATTCAGAACGCCTATAAGACCCCGGTTGTGACCATTGGCCAGACTGACCGTGTGACCGTGGTGACCTCCCCCGCTATTATTAATATTGCCTGTGATAGCACGGACGATTTGAAGACCGGGAATAAGGTGTACGCCGCGGCTGATGGTAAGGTTGCTAAGGCGGGTACGAAGCCGGTTGGTTTTGTTGTTCGTAAGGGCCGTAAGCATGTGTCGGTTCGGCTAGTGACCCCACTGGCCTGATAAGAAGAAGGTGAGAAAATGGCTTTTATTCTAGGTGAAAACAGTGGCGGTTCCTACACGGTGTCTGACTATGTGGACGAGCCGGAGCTGATTGTTGATGAGATTGTGAGCATTGTTCAGGATGCCGCTATCGAAAACGTATTCTATTCTGATGATGGTGAAACCACAGCTAGCGCCATTATTTTCAAGCAGCGCGTGTCACCGTTCCTGTCCGAGAGCCCGCATGAGGTTGCGGAGTTTGAGGAAATCCCCACCGCCGATATCCGTGTCGGTGATGATAAGGTGGAGAAGGCGTTTAAGATTGCGGAGGGTTTGCGTGTTTCTTATGAAATGATTAAGGACAATCGCATCGACCTGCTGTCGCGTGGTGTTGAGCAGTTGGCTAACGAGTTCCTGTATGCTAGTGCACGCCAGGGCCTGGATCGGGTGAAGGCAGCTACCGATGAGCATAGCCAGGTTGTGACTGCTAGTGTGCCGTGGTCTACTGTGACGGCGGAGATTGGGCATGATGTTT